TGGGGTTCGCGTGGCGAGAGGAAATAGGAATCGTCAACTCCCCCTCTCGCCACTTCGTTTATGCCAGCGCGTACCGCCGAGCCTCCGGTAAGTCTTCGGCCAGCATCCAGAATATGTTACCGTTGGCAGCCACCTTGGCTTTTTCTTCAGCCTCAAGAAGCTCCTGAGTGTCCATTTCCCGCGTTTCGAGGATATCATCCCCATCGGTGAGAACGTACAGATTCTTGTCCATGGGTTCCCTCCTTGGAAAGAGAAAAATATGTTTTAGATAATTCCTTAACCTATTTTTGCGACAATTGGCGTTCAATAGCTTGTAATCGCTTGTCAACCGTTTCGCGCCATTCACCGAGCTCGTTAAAAAAGGTCCAGAACATGACCATAAAGCACCGATAATCTCTCTCAATCTTCTCGATATCTTTACGGCTCTGAATGCGCGGGGTTGTAGGTGGATTCGGAATTGGTGTAAATTTGCGCATATTTTCAATATAGCGCAAGATGGAACAGAATATTGTTGATACCGTTTATTAAATATTCTGTCTACTTGTACGCCGTACATCCTTTCAGTTCCCCCCCGCTTTAATTTCTGTATTTTTCCTCATTTTCTTCGATATATCGCAGGATGGCTTTGCGTGCGATAGCCAGTTTCTTCATGCCGGATTCCCGCGCAAATGCTTCAAAGCGCTCTGAATCGGCTTCGTTAAAATATACTTGGAAAGCATATCTCTTTGTCTTTTCCTTCATTTCAACCTTCACGTCTATAATAATAATACTCTTTACATAATATGTCAACAATTATTAGTAATTTTTCTTGATATTTTTTACCATATCGTCTATACTTCGTCAATAGGAGACAGACTAAGATGAAAATAACGAAATACCTATTCATCGGTTTGTTAATCCTTGCCATATTTTTCATGTTGGGTTGTTGGAATGAAACCGGGCCATCCAAAGAACCCGAATCAGAAAACGAATCAGAACCCGAATCCGAATTACCACCGCCCCCCGAAGAGAACTATCCTAATCTAATAATTAAAGAATGGAAGGCATCGGCTTGGCCAATTGAAACTTTGTCCGAATGTGATTTTTTCCTTTATTTAAGCATTGGCAATTATTCCGACATAACTGCTATTGATATTAAATATTTTTTGACATTACGGGATATACACGGTAACACCATTTGGTCATGGGAATATGTCTTTACCAAAGTTGAGCCATTGCCAGATAGTTTACTAGGTTGGGAATCTACAGCTTATTATCGAGAAGGATATACAATTAATAAAATACCCCATTCATATAAATTGGTTGTAGGATATGCCGATGAAAAGGATGAAAATTACGGAACCATTTTTGAAGGAATATTTAAATATTGGTGATTAACCACTATTTCACGGCAGCAACCACCCCCACCCCCACCAATACCAAAAACTCAATAACCGCCACTGTCCGCCAGGTCTTCTTTTGATGGATCTGCTCTGACCAGTATCGGGTTCTAGCCACTCCTCCCCTGTTTGCTCACAAGTGGCTACATTTTTCGCGTTGCTAACTCGTTCTAAATGTCCTAAGATAGAGCTGATGAGGTGGTAAATAAAACCCTCTTGACCTATGCACCAGAATGGTGTAAAATGATGTATGATTCGTCCGAAGATTCGGGTGTCCATCTCCTTTCCAGCGGACCATTATGACGAACTAGTACAGATAGCCAAGAAACGCAAGGTATCGGTGGCTTGGATAGTGCGAGATGCGGTGGAGCAATACTTGATAGCACGTTCGCCGTTGTTTCCGCCGACGGACTTGGAAAGCCGCTAAATGGAAAGCCCGGATGAAACCCTCCACGGCAATTAGCTCCAAGAACCAAACGCTGGTGTTTCCCACCGCAGAAAAACACCCTAGCCGACTCTTCGAAGGTGTGCCGAGTTATTATGAGACGAGCTTAGGCACAGCCTACGTAGGAGACTCGCTTGAGTTGATGAAGCACATTCCTAACGAGTCAATAAATGCAGTGATCACCTCCCCTCCTTATGCTCTTCACTTCAAGAAGGAATATGGCAACGTAGATAAAGAAAAATATGTAGAATGGTTTGTTAAGTTCGGAAAAGAGATCAAACGAATCTTAAAGAACAACGGGAGTTTTATACTCAACATCGGCGGTAGCTATAACGCTGGCACCCCTACCCGTTCACTCTATCACTTCAAACTCCTATTAGCTCTCTGCGAAGACGTGGGCTTTCATTTGGCTCAGGAGCTTTTCTGGTACAATCCGGCGAAACTCCCCGCTCCCGCTGAGTGGGTCAACGTCCGTCGTATACGCGTTAAGGATTCGGTCGAGTACGTCTGGTGGTTATCTCCTACCGAATGGCCGAACGCCGATAATACAAAAGTTCTTGTTGAGTACAGTGAGGATATGAAGCGGTTAATCAAGAATGGCTATCGCGCGAAAAAACGTCCCAGTGGTCACAACATTACCGGAAAATTCCGCAAGAACTTAGGTGGTTCCATACCGTCAAACGTAATTCAAAAGGGAAACAACCAGAGCAACTCCGGCTTCATCAAAAAATGCAGAGAGATGGATCTAAAAGTGCATCCCGCACGTTTTCCCGAAGCTCTACCGGAGTTCTTTATCAAGTTCTTAACTGAATCAGGTGACATAATCTTGGATCCCTTCGCAGGTAGCAATACGACAGGTGCTGTTGCAGAGTCCCTAGGACGCCGTTGGATTGCAATAGAATTGGTCGAAGAATACCTGAAGGCATCCGCAATTCGATTTAAACTCTAGCTGTGACTAACACAGAGCTACTAGATGTCCTCAGAATAATATACGGTGATACTTCTCCATGGCCGAAGCCCCTACACCTTTTTTCCGGGCGCTTGTTGGTCGAAAACGGATACTCTATCCGGTCAGCTGCAAAAGAAGTAAGCACAACTAACAAGGCTCTTGAGAAAGTTGTCCGGGCAAATGATCCTGTGAGTGAAGTGTTCGGAATAACTGTTACGGCAATTAATGAAGTCCACATACTCCAAGCGACCCGAATGCTAGGACAACTTCTCCTGGGACGATGCGCCGAGATGGTGTTCGAGAGTATCTTCAAACGGGAAATGCCAACCACAGAGCTGGAACTGAAGGATCTTCGAGAGGGAAGGACAGATACAGACTATCGATTGTACAACACAGGGAACCGTCCGGTGTACAGAGTGAATATCAAGTTCCATGGATCGAGATTTCGCCGTGCTCCTGAATTAGTAGACCTTGATCCGAACGACTGTTTTGCTCTTGCGACCTATAAGATTCATAGCGCACTTCTGAAACAGGAAGAGGAAGGTTTACCATACTTCTTCGCCGTCGTTGGTGTCGCTCACCTTACTGGAGAAAGTGTTGGTTCCGACATCCCACGGGAATTACTTGAAGCAACCGCTTTTGTATCTCAAGCACCTCGCGCTCGGGGCAAACGCGACTTCGAGGATGCAATTGTTGAAAGACTCGTGGTAAATAACGCTGACGTTTTTCAAGAGACGTTGACCAAGATAGAGGCAGCCGAATGGTACATCCTTTCTGCAAGAAAAGCCGACAAACTGCTCCGTGAAAAACTCTTTGATCGAGTTTTCGCGCTGCGAATTCGCGGGTTCGCTAAAGTATTCAGAGGAGCGGAATTGGATATGCACTTCTCATTGTCAGAAGATATGACGCCCCTACCAAAATTCATAGAATTCGTAAAAGCGGAAGGTCTACATAAGGTCACGACGTTTCTCGAACGTGGGGAATTCTAGCATAATAAATAGTGCTTCACAACCGAGACCAATTGCCTATCAAGCTCACCCGGTTTCACCGTTGAGAAGTTTCGAATACAATATTCAGGGATAAGAGGATGGTCTCGTGAGGGATTCCTAGTTATCCTGGAATAAATGAAAAGCATTTCCCCTTGTATAGCAATGCCGAAAAACTTAATTCAAGAAAGGAGATGATAGGTCATGAAGGTCAAGGACCTTATCGCCGAGCTCAACAAGTATGACCAAGAAGTAGACGTTCTTTGCTACACCGAGGATAGTGCGTTCTTGCTGCCGGGGCACATGTTCAGGTTATTGGATGTAGAAAGCGTGCAAGAATCGGAGGGTGAGAAGCGGAGGGGAGATGATGGTGTTCCAACCCTGAAGTTTGGAAAAAACCATCATTCGAACAAGCTCGTAATTATCGAAGTCACCCCTGCTTTCTAGGGTACGTGATCTGAGCATTTGGCCGCAGAACGAAGTATAGACAAGTTATCGTGACGGGATGCAGACAGTACCTCCCACAAGTATAGCTATCAGTTCAATCAACGAGATCGTTCTCCAGAACTTCTTCTGTCTCTCCAGTTTCTGAACTCTCTGCCTGTAGTCTTCGAATGATTTCCTCAAGTCTCCGATTCGCTGCGTAACCAAGCTCAATTGCCGCCCTAGCTCGCTCGCTTGCCTCTCGGATTCCGCCGAGGCTTTCTTCAATCTCGATACTTCTATCTTCAAGCTCTGCAGCTCGGCCCTCAAGCCCTTCAACTCCGCCTTCGATCGCCTCAGCGCTGTCTCGGATAACTCCAAGTCCTTCATCAAGTCGTCCAAGGCTCTCTCGGCTGTCGTCAACGCCGTCTGAAACTGCATCGAGATCTCCTTCAACTCTTCGCTCAACTTCGGCTGGGCCGTCAAGCCAGGACCAGATAGAAGAGCCAAACATAACCACAACAAAAATAGCCGCCGCACAGATTCCTCCCATCAGCAGGATCCCCGAGATCCGCTTAATCTTCTTTGCCATTCAACTGTTTCCTCTTGATCACATTCCCAAAGAACCCGGCTAGAACCTCCGGGCCCACGAACAACAACAGGATCCCCGCCAACTTCACCAGGTCGTCCATGGTGGCCTTGGTCTCGGTATACATAACCAGGGCTCCGTTTATCAGCAGAAACAGGACCGTGGCGAAGGCAAGGATCGCCCCACCCCACTGCACGAATTTGATACATTTCATCCTATTGTTCTCTCGTGAGCTGCCGGTAGCGTTTGAGGGCCGTATTCGTACACACGCCCAGAAGGTCCGCTACCTCTTTGTGTCTCTTGATCGGCCAGTACCGCAAGAGCAGCGCATCTTCTTGGGGGTTCCAGACCTTGCCTTCCCGGTATTGTCCCGCTTGCGGAAGCGCCTCAAAGCGTTTGAGCGTTTCCTCGTCGATCTCTACTTTTACTTCACGCATATCCACTCCTGTTTTTTCACGATTTTTAAGGGCATGATGATCTTTCGAATGTCTACCCGGTCCCGGGTGACCTCGATCAGCACCATGCCGATGTCGTAGAAGAAATGCCGGCACCTGCGCCCAAACACGCTCGCCGGCACCTGGAAACACGGTGTCGACACCGCGATCTTCCGCGAGCTCTC